TTAGGTAAAAATGCGAAACGTCCATTCCTTCATGTACGTTACCGAGCTTCTGAAACAGAAGACCGTAGATACAAAACTTGGATTACTGGTTCTGCTGGTGGTGCTGCTACATCGGATTTAGATCCGATGGAAGTACACTTCTTGTCAGAAAGAGCTGTATGTACTTTAGGTGCAAACAACTTCTTCTTATTCCAAGAGTAGTATATTTATTAAGGGAGGTTTAACCGCCTCCCTTTTTTTAACTTTAATTAAATTTTATATAATGAAAAAAAATATTACAATTGTAGATAAAGTCTACAAACTTACCAGAGAAGCCGCTCCTTTATCTCTTTACATTCCTTCAAGCGGTTCAAGAAGAAAACCATTACTATGGTTTGATGAAGAAAAAGGAATTAACCGAGTTTTAAGATATTCACCCAATCAAAAGTCTCCATTTGAAGATGAGCAAGATGAAAATGTTGTTCGTGTTCCTATTGAGTTTGAAGATGGTTTCCTTAGAGTTCCTAAAACCAATCCTGTATTACAGCAGTTTTTATATTATCATCCTTTAAATGGAAAAAGATTTGTTGAGGTGGATAATGAAAAAGATGCATCTAAAGAATTAGAGCGAATAAATGTAGAAGCAGACGCTCTTATAGAAGCTAGAAGTTTAACTGTAGACCAATTAGAAACTATTGGTAGAGTTATACTGGGAGCAAACGTAGAAAAGATGAGCACCTCTGAGTTAAAAAGAGATGTACTTATTTATGTTAAAAGATATCCAGAAGAATTTCTAAGACAAATTAATGACCCTCTATTAAAATTACAATCAAATGTTCAGTTGTTTTTTGATAAAGGATTATTGTCTTTTAGAAACAAACAAAAAGAAGTTTGGTTTAATACTAGCACTAACAAAACCAAGATGTTAACTGTACCATTTGGAGAAGACCCAATGTATATTGTTTCTTCATTTTTACAAAGCGATGATGGTATAGAAGCATTGAAAATGCTAGAATCCATGCTTGAAGATTAAGCGTGAGTGTTTCATCCGAAGAGAGGTCAAAAATAATTGACCTCTTTTTTTTTGCTTATCTTTGTAAAAAAGAAAGCGATGATAAATTCTGTTAGAAATACAGTTCTTGCTATCCTTAATAAAAATAATTATGGCTATTTATCGCCATCTGATTTTAACCTATTTGCTAAGCAAGCACAGTTAGATATTTTTGACGAATACTTTATTGATTACAATAATGTAATTAATAAAGAAAATGGCCGTGTGTCTGGAACAGACTACGCAAATATAAAGAGAGGATATGATGAAGTTATAAATACTTTTTCAGTTACCGCTAGTTTAGCTAAAAGCGCCGCTAATATCTATCAAGTGCCAACCACAGCGACTACCGGTTCAGAATATTATTTATTAAACAAGATTTTAATATATAGCACAGTAACCTCTTCGGGAACTACCACAGCTACAGGAGGAGGTAATACGGCCCTTATAGACTCTAGTGCTACTTTTCAAACTGATGGAGTGGCAGCAGGGGATACTGTATCTATTGTAATTAGTGGCTCTGTGGTAACTAATTTAACAGTACAATCTGTAACTAGTCAAACACAGCTTATTGTAAATTTGGCTTCTTTAACAGCTTCAGGGCTGTCTTATTCAATTTACAAAGCAGTTAATTTAAAAAATGAAGCAGAGTCGGTTAGCCATAGCAAGATTACAATGCTAAGTAAATCTATGTTAACTGCTCCAAACACTACTTTCCCAGCATATACTCAAGAAGGAACACTACTTACACTGTACCCATCAACTGTTACAGAGGTGGGAAGAGTGGTTTCTCAATACATAAGATACCCAAGAGACCCCAAGTGGACATACATATCATTAAGTGGAGGCGCTCCTGTGTTTAATCAATCTCAGTCTGACTATCAAGATTTTGAACTCCCTGAAGATGATGTTAATAATTTAGTGGCTCGTATTTTACAATATGCTGGACTCTCTATAAGAGAGATACCGACTGTACAATTTGGACAGGCTTTAGAACAACAAGAAAATTTAGAACAATAAGATGGCTTATATAAATCAGAAGAAATATTATACTAACGATGGCACGAGTCCAACCAATGAGAACTGGGGTTCTTATCAATATGTAAGTCTTGAAGATATTGTAAATAATTTTCAGCTTATGTATAGCGGAAACCATTCGTTAGTTAATAACGAAGAGCGATATAAAATATTGTTTCACGCTAAACGAGCAATACAAGAATTAAACTACGATGCTTTTAAAGAAGTAAAAGCGTTAGAGTTAACAGTATATGATGACTTAAAATTTATTTTGCCTCCAGATTATGTAAACTGGATTCGCATATCTCTTTATAAAGATGGATGGATTAGACCACTGACAGAGAACATTCAGGTAAATTCAGCTACTTCTTATACTCAAAGTTCTAGTGTTCCTGATTTTACAGGGAATGATGCTACAATACAGACATCTCAACTAGATACAGACAGATTAGATGGTAATCAAAATAGTATTTATTTAAACCAGGTAAATGCTGAAGACCAAGTTCCTCAAGATACTCAAGCAAATTGGTATGCAGATTATACAATAGGAGCTCGTTATGGTTTAAATACAGAGACTGCAAACATAAATCCTACATTTAGAATAGATAAAAAAGCTGGAGTTATAAATTTTGATTCTACAATGGCCAATGAGCAGTGTATCTTAGAGTACATTTCTGATGGTATGGAGAATGGAGACGATTCTAAGGTTTCGGTAAATAAACTTTTTGAGGATTATGTATACGCTTATGTAGAATACGCCATCTTAAATAGTAAGTTTAATGTTCAAGAATATATTGTAAATAGAGCTAGAAGAAGAAAGACAGCTTTGTTGAGAAATGCAAAAATAAGACTAAGCAATATACATCCTGGAAGATTGTTAATGAATCTAAGAGGAGGAGACAAGTGGATTAAATAACATGGCGAATATTCAAAGAAATTTTATTGCAGGCCGTATGAATAAAAGCCTTGATGAAAGGCTTGTACCAAATGGTGAATATGTAGATGCTTTAAACGTAAGGTTGGGTTCTACAGAAGCTTCTGAAATTGGTTCTGTTGAAAATTCTAAAGGAAATTCTAAACTTACTTCGTTACAGTTTTTAGGGGGAATACCTTTAAGCGCTGGCGCTAGATGTATTGGCGCTTTTGAAGATGGTTCTAACGATGTTATTTACTGGTTTGTTCATGACCCAACATTTGTTGATGGGGATACTGGTAAATTAGATTTAATTGTCTCTTACAACACAAAAACAAATGATACTATTTATCATATAATTAGTATTGATGATGGTTCGGGATTGAATACAACTTTGAATTTTAATCCATCATATTTAATAACTGGCGTGGATAGAGTAGGTGATTTGTTGTTTTTTACAGATAATTATAATCCACCTAGATTCATTAATATAAAAAAGAATTACCCTAATCCAATTAACATAACGCCTGCTCCTCCAACACCAACTCCTCCGACTCCTCCGACTCCTCCGTTTTCTAATGGATGGATATTTACGGCTGGACAAACTAATATAGGGGGAACTCTTTTTACTGGATATCACACAGCTACACTGTTAGGCTGTCCAACAAGCATACCTTCTATTGGAATTGGTGTTAGTCCTACAGCAACTCCAATTTCATTACCTGGAGTAGATTGCTACCAATCAGGTTCTTTTACTACCACAAAAGGTTTTGGTATTCAAGGAGTTGGAAATGTTAGTAGTTTAGCATTAACGCAATTTAGTTTAGATGCTAGTGGTAATTTAGGCGCGGGAATTACATCAATTGGACTTATAAATGTATCTGGCATTGGAAATCCAGGAGTTGGAAGTTTAAGTGGAACTATTACAGGTAGTGACGGAAGTAGTGGAACATGGTCTGTTAACTATTCAGATGTTGGAATACCTTCATATACTGATGGAAATGGAGATACTTTACAACCAGAATCTATAGGGACTGTCACTATAACAGGATTGACATTAACCAATAATGTGACATACACAATTAATACATAAGGATGGCTTCATATTTAGACCAATTTTCTGCTGAATCTATACTGGTTATAAAAAAACCACCAGTAAGTGCTCCTGCTATACAGCCAATAACTACAGCGGGTGAGGATGATTTTTTAGAAGAGCGATTTATAAGCTTTGCATATAGATATAAATATGCTGATGGTGAGTATTCAGCCACATCTCAATTTAGTGAGCCTTCATTTATTCCAAACCCTTTTGATTTTAGTTTCAATAGCTACTTAAATGAGGGAATGACCAACTCAACAAATGCCTGTATTATTACTTTTAATTCAGGAGGACCTTTAGTTGTTGGTATAGATTTATTGTTTAAAGAATCTACTAGTTCTACAATAAAGGTTATTGAA